ACGTCGTATCGTCGGATGTGCATCTATATCCTGATGCAGACTGTGCAGCAGTACCCAAATACAGGTGAATCTATGTTGTGCCACATAATTTCAACTCGTTTTGGTTACCATTCCTCATTTGTACGCGCTTGCCTTCGGGCAGCTTCAAACTACAACGGAATATATACTTTACGTGCTTGGTCAAATCGCATGATGCGTAAATCATCGGAACGGTTCTATGTAACACATAAGAACTTCGATGCGTATAAAGACTATTTACACTCGTTGCATCCGGAGTTCTGCAATCCTGAATTCTGTAAATTGAATGTTGTATGGCCGCAGCTTGAAAAAGGTAAATAATGTCTAAGTCCTTGTACTCGCCGAATGGTGAAATGGACCTGATAAAGACACTGACTAATCCCGAGACATCAGATAAATCCCGTGCTGCTGTCTTGGGTAAGTTGGATCAATCGTTATTTAATGCTCCTGCTACGTTAGCCGCTTTTCGCAGAATTCAAACTCTTGCACAGAAGAGGCAACGTGTCCCTATATGGGACGATCTTATCGATGATCCTTCATTCGATGCAGATGTCAGGGCTGAGTTAGAGGAATCAGATCGAGAACCTATCCGCTCTAAGAAACGGCTTACTACCGTAATCGAGCGTCTTGATAAGTACAGGAAGTTGCGTGAACTGTTACAGATCACTGAAACGTCCATCGCTTATTTTGACAGAGAGGATAAGTTAGATCCAGATGAACTAGCCGATAACATATCCAACAAGTTGGCTCATGTCAGGAAGAAACATTCCACAGAACAAAAAATATGGAACATGGGGGTAAAGAGTAATACATCAAAGTTTATCAGAAATACTTTGAACAAGGGCAAAGAGAAACAACTACTTACCGGGTTCAAGGATTATGATGATCGCAATGGTGGATTGCCTGACTCTGGTGTATTCATACTTGCAGGTACTACATCTGGCGGTAAATCAGTTGTAGCAAACAACTTGCTGTACAATCTTGTTACAAACAACCGCCGTTTGTCAGGTGTTAAGATAACACTTGAAATGACCGCCGAACAAGAACTTAAACGTATCATGTCGATGGTCACAGGTATTCCTTTCTGGCGTATCAAGCAAAACAAACTTAATGCCGCTGAGAAAGAAAGCATAGTCCGTAAGATGGCTAAGTTCAATAAGAAGATCAAGAAACGTAAGTGTCAGATGTCTTGGGTAAGTCCTGAAGGCTCCATGACTATCGATGACGTCTTGAATATGTGTAAGCCTTTCGGCTACAACGTAATCTTGTTGGACTACATCAGCTTGCTTGAAGGAGTTGATGATGATAACCAGTGGCGTATGTTGAGTGCTATTGCCCGTAAAGCAAAAGTATATGCAACAGAAACCAAAACCTTGTTTGTTATTCTATGTCAGTTGGATGGCAAAACTAACCAGTTGCGTTATTCTCAAGGTGTTAAAGAACATGCTGACGTAATGTGGGCCTGGAATTACACTGACGAAGAACAACGTGCCTTGAAAGTTTTACCAATCAAAGTAGTTAAAGCGCGTGATGGTGAGTTGTTCAACTTAGACTTGAGCGAACACTTTGAAGTTATGCGTGTTGGTGATATGGATTCTGATTCAGGTCCTAAGTTTAGTAGTAAAATGCGTAAACCTAAGTCTGGCTCCAAAGAGGATAATGAAGAAGGAAACGACGGCTATGTGATGTCGTAATCAATGGGGGCCATAGTGCCCCCATTTTGCATTTATGCGCCAAAATTCAGTGGAGATTGCTATGACGGCAATACTTATTAGCCAAGAAGACGGTCCTTACGGAATCGTAACAGAGTCCTATGAGATAGGTCCTTCAGAATTCAATGTTATTCTTTCTGATAGTGTTGTTGCTACAAACAACCTAATGGTCATTCACTTTGATCATAATGAATATGTTCGGTCGAACAAAGGCAACCAGTTACGTACCCATGTAAACCAAGAACTCGAAGAACCTGATGGTGATCTTGACCTTTCACAAATCCGTGACCGTGTTGTGAATTCGATGCCTTATAAAACACGAACCATATTAGCTGACGTTGCCAAAAGCATGGCAGACGTTGCCGACTTTGAAAATGTAATTGATGTGGATGCTAAAGACTTGGAAAAGTTTACTAGCAAAATATCAAAAGAATCAAAAGGCCTTTCTAAGAAACTACGTGAAGACCTACTTCCTGCTGTAATGTCATTTGACCACGCCTCAGCCTATGTTGAGGCTTTTGTTCGTGACGGCTTACAGTTATCTGGTTTCGCTGTCGATAGTGGTGATTTATCTCCACACATTGCTGCCCTTGTTAAAATCCAGACTGTCAGCCATATAGCGGAAGCTATGAAAGGCAATAAAAAGCTCATGGCCAAATATATGAGCATGTATACAAAGCAAGCGTTCGATGAAGCTGTCTTACTAGGTAAGAATCTAGCTAAAAGAGTGCTTGCTGAGCGTTATACGCAAACTTTGTCGAATCCAGTAGGTAGAGTCACTAATTCAATAGGGACAGTATCTGGATTGAGTAAACGACATGAAGAAAAAGCGCATAATATCCAAAGCTGACAGTAAGGCCATGTCGCATACGCAAATTGATGCGATAGCAGACCTTATTGGATTGGCTAAAGTACAGACCCGCCTTCCTGATGATTTTGAAGAATTGGCTGAGCCTAGTGCTGACATAGGCCTGTACGATGACGACTTTGATTTACAATCTATAATCGAGGCCGAACTAACGAATTTCAGCCCTATTCCAAGGGATATGAAAATCGATGACAGTTCGATGCCTCTAGCACCTAATTTCTACGATTTCTGTATTGGTGAAAGCTTCTTAAACTCACCGCCTTACTTGGAACAGGCTCTTATAGGTGTACGTTTCTTTGGCGACTACTGTGTCCATTGTTCAGACAACGAATGGATGAGCGATGATGGTCACGAAGCTGATGAAGGCCTACCTATGTTTGAGAGTAAGGTTTGCTTACTCCAAAATGGTACCTGTCCTAAGTGCGGTGCACGTAAAGTAGAAATGTACAAGTCAGGTGAACTGAACTTCTACAACGAGTTGGCTGTAAACGCTGGTCAACGTAGTGGTAAGTCTGCTGTGACGACTATGATTGCAGCTTACATACTCCACATGTACTTGAAACTTGGTAAGCCTAATGACTTACTGGGTATTCGACCTAACGAAGTTCTGCATGGTACATTCCTTGCCTTAACATTGGGCCAAGCGCGTGAGAACTTATGGGACCCATTCTACGGTTACATTACCGAAAGTCCGTGGTTCAAGAACTACCATAGACTACTACGCCACTATGAGAAGCTGTATGGTGAGCAACTTTTCTCTATCAAAGAAATGTTTGTCCGTTACCGTCACCGCAATATGCTGTGGTATCCAGCTACTCCTGACCAACGTACATTACGTGGACGTACACGTATATTCGCCGCAATCGACGAATTAGGTTGGTTCGACAACAACAGAGACACCAAGAAAGTTAAAGATAACGCTCACGGTGTTTACACTGCTGCATCAAACAGTTTGGCTACTGCACGTCAGGCCGAACGACGCCTCATTAAAATGGACTTCGATAGACCTGTAACTGGTTACATGGTCAACGTAAGTTCCCCTAGCAGTATACGCGATAAGATATGCGAACTGGTCCGTTTATCAGTTGGATCTAAAAAGCTGCTTGGTCTGCATAAACCTACTTGGAAGATGAACCCGAACTTACCGTTCGACAGTGACATTATCCAAGAATACTTCCGTCGTGATCCAATTGCTGCTAAACGCGACTTGGGAGCAGAGCCTTCACTTTCTGCCCATCCGTTTATAGCCAATTCTCAATTCATCCTTAACGCTATCCGCGAGAAAGGCCGCAACTGGATTAAATATCGCCTCAAAATCGAAATCTTCGGTAAAGGTAAACTCGCCAAGCGCTATCGCACTGCCGAAATCCAAGCTGTTCAGGACAAGAACAACAATCCAAGCGTTATGGCAATCGGAAGAGCGTCTGTAGGGAAAGAGTGTCTCATTGC